AAGCCCGGATGAGGGGTAGTCCAGCAATAACGGGCTACCCTTCCGGCATTTCCGCCCGGCCGCGCGGGGTACTCCACAAACAAAGGATGACGGGAGATTATCCGGGTATCGCCGTTCTGGTGTCGGACTCTCTGACCTGCGCAAACAACCCCAATCACGAGCACCTTACATCACGTGCGTCGTACATGTCTAATAATGATGGGCATGACGCCCGACGATTACAGCCTCCTGACCGAGGCGTGGCGGCTGTCCCTGCGCAGCCAGAACAAGAGCCCCCGCACGATCCGCGGTTACATGACCGCAACCCGCCTGTTCGCCGGGTGGTGCGAGCAGCAGGGCGGCGAGCCGGACCTGTCGCGCCGGGCCGTGGAGGCGTTCGTCGCCTCGCTGCTCGACGGCGGCAAGGCGTCCACCACGGCGGCGCAGCGGCAGATCGCGCTGCGGCAGTTCTCCGCCTGGCTCGCCAGTGAGGGTGAGATCAAGCGTGACGAGCTGGCCGGCCTGAAGGCCCCCAAGATCGACCAGCGCGTTGTGGAGCACCTGACCCCCGACCAGATGCGCGCCCTGCTCGCCGCCTGCGCCGGCACCCGGTTCACCAATATCCGGGATCTGGCGCTGGTGCGGTTCATGCACTCGACCGGCGCCCGGTCGGACGAGGTTGTCTCGATGAAGACCTATGACATCCAGGTCGCCGCCCACAGTTGCGTGATCGTCCGGGGCAAGGGCGGCAAGGGCCGGCGGTCCGGGTACGGGGACAAGACCGCCGAGGCCCTGGTGCGCTATCTGCGGGCCCGGCGCAAGCACCCCGCGGCCGAGCGCGACGATTTGTGGCTTGCGTGGGCCAACGGGCGCCGCTCAGACCCGAACTCGGCCCGGGGGAACCTGACATACGAGGGACTGTCCCAGGCCCTCCTGAGGCGCGCAGAGGCCGCGGGGATCGAGGGCTTCCATCTTCACCGGCTCCGCCACACGGGCGCGGTGGACTGGCTGCGGCGCGGCGGCACGGTCTCCGGGCTGATGAGCCAGTTCGGCTGGACGAGCATCGACATGGTGCGGCGGTACGTCGCGGCGGCCGAATCTGACCTTGCCGTGGACGAGGCACACCGGCTCGCCGTGGACGACTTCTGAACCCGCAGGCCAGCAGAGGAATGTTCGGCCTAATTCGCCCACGTTCGGTGTGTGTCAGTGCGAGTCTAACCGCGTCTAACGTGAGTCTAATGCCGTTCGAAATACCACCCGAAACAGCGCGCCAATTCAAACAGCCGTTCGAATGCCCTGCCAGTTGTGCATGCATGCAACACGTGGAGCGGCCAGGAGCGGCCAGGAGCCGTTAGGAAAACCCAGGAATGTGGCATGACGTTGCATGACGTGGCTTGACGTTGTGGCGAATTGACGGGGGCCCTCACATACGGCACGCTATCTTCAGCGACGCACGTTATTCCGCCCCCGAGCACGCGGCAGGGCCGGTCCACCGCCAAGCAGATCCGGCCCCGCCTGCTCCCTAGACCAGGAGCGTGGTCCATCATGCCACGACGCACGTCCGCCTATAACACCACCAGCGCCAGCGGCCTGAGAGCACGGGCCGGCCGCGCGCACGAAGACCCCGTGGCGATGACCGCCTCCGCCACCATGACCAGGATGGCCAAGTACGTGGCCGCGGTCCTGAAGAAAAACCCCGACCTCACCGAGGAGCAGGCCGCCCGCGCGGCCACCCTCCTGCTGCGCGCAGACATGGCCGATCTGGCCCGCAAGAGCGCCGAGGCCCGCCAGGTGAAGCCGTCCCCTCTCGCCGATGGCGCTGAGGGTGCGTGTGTCGCGTGACGGCGGCCTGAAACGGCCGCGAGGGCGGCCACCGGACTACCCGGCAGACCGCCCTCACAGAGCTAGATCATCCCATCCAGCGCCCGCCATGCCCCTCGCCAAGGGCCCAGCGTCCGGCCTTCTCCCACGAAAGGACCGTGTGGTCAGTCTAACCGCAAGCAGGGACACCCCCCTAGGAACCGCGCCTACCCCTGAGGCCACGATCCTGATGCTCAGCGATTCGCTCGATGGCATGCGCGCCTATGCGGATCTCATGTGGCGTGAAGGCTTCCGTCTCGGCCGCGCTGAGGGCATCGAGGAGGGGCGCCGGCTCGAGGGTGAGGAGCGGGACGAACTCTGGCATCAGAACGCCGTTCAGCTCAGTCGGGGTGAAACGTTCGCCGAATTGCAGCGCAGGAGGTCGGCGTGAGTGCCCTCCGTGCCGCCCCGGCACTCGCGCCTAGTACCCCTACTGACATTTCTGGCCAACATCTGGCCGCCGCGCGCAAGGCTTACCGCCGCTGGCTCGGCGAGGAATACGACCTCGGCGCCCTGGACGCCGTGCTGTGCACGGCGGCGGCCACCTCCCTGGCCGGTGACCCGCCATGGCTGCAGGTCATCGGCGGCAGCGGGGTGGCCAAAACGGAGACCATCATCCCGCTGGAGAGGGCGGGCGCGATCATCACCTCCACCATCACCGGCGAGGCTGCCCTGCTGTCCGGGACCGCCCAGAAGGAATGGGCCAAGGACGCCACAGGGGGCCTGCTGCGCGAGGCCGGTCAGGAGGGGCTCCTGGTCATCAAAGACTTCACCTCCATCTTGTCGATGAACCGGGACACCCGCGCGCTCGTCCTCGCCGCGCTGCGCGAGATCCACGATGGCCACTGGAGCCGTCGCATCGGCGGTGAGGGCGGCCGGATCATCCCCTGGAAGGGGCGCCTGGTCATCATCGGCGCCTGCACCACGGCATGGGACGCCGCGCACCAGGTCATCGCCACCATGGGTGATCGTTTCCTGCTGGTCAGGGCACGCCCCGGCAAGGATGGCCGCCGCGCGGCCGGCCTTCAGGCCATGCGGAACGTCAGGAGCGAGACCACCATGCGCGAGGAACTAGGCGACGTGGTGGAGAAGGCTCTCGGCTGCATCCCGGCGACCGGCCAAATCGCGCTCACCGAAGACGAGGAGATCCAGGTCCTTGACGTGGCCGACATCATCACCCGGGCCCGCACCGCGGTTGAGCGGGACTTTCAGGGCAACCCGGAGTTCGCCCATGCCCTGGAGATGCCCACCCGCCTGGCCAAGCAACTTGTCCAGGTTGCCCGCGGCGGCATGGCTCTGGGTATGCCCCGCGCCGAGGCCATGGCCACCGTGGACCGTGTTGCGGCCGACACCATGCCCCCGCTGCGCCTGCGGGTCCTCGAGGACGTGTCCGTGAACCCGGACACCCCTACCGCCGAGGTGGTCAAGCGGCTGCAACTGCCCCGCAAGACCGTGGACCGCGTGCTGCAGGAACTCCACCTGCTGGAGCTGCTGACCGTGAACAGCATCGAGTACGGCCAGGGGACGCGGTGGATCTACAGCCTGGCCGAGGACGTGGACAAGGCCGCCCTCGAAAGGTTGGCCAGAAATGTCAGTACCCCCCCTGGAGGTGTGTGCTCGCCAGCAGAGTCATGAAGGCCAGGAAGGCATCCCGCTGCCCGCTCTGCCACGGCAAGGTGGCCATCGGCCAGCAGATCGGCCGGACGCCCATCGGCTGGTGCCACACCGGGTGCATCATCCTCGCCGCTGATGGCTCGCTGTGGGACGCCGCAGCCCAGGACCCGCCACCCGCGGTGGTCACGATCGCGCCGGCAGGGCCGAACTCGGCCAGCGTGACGACAGGGCGGCCGTGAATGGCCAGCATCGCCGACATGCTCACCGCGGCCGAGCGTGAAGCCCTCGCCGCCCTCGCCGAGCTGGCCGCCCAGGAACCACCCCGGCCACCCGTGCCCCCGGTGCTCTTCATCGCCCCGGACGAGGACGACGGCCAGCACCGCGACTAGCCCGCTACCCTGACCCAAGGATGGGTGCAGAGACGGCAGGCCCGGCAGTGAGTGTGCCTCCGGGCCTGCTGTCATCCCCGGGGCTATCCTTGATCACGGTGGAATCGGGTTAGGCGGCCCCGGGCGGTTCCTCCTCCGGGGCTGCCACCGTCCCGGCCACTAGATTGGCCACCATGACCACCCCGGCCACCCTGGCCAAGCGCGAAGCCATCGCCGCCGAACTGGCCAAAGACAGCACCAGGAGCAACCGCGTCATCGCTGCCGCTCTAGGCGTCTCCAAGTCCACGGTCAGCTCAGTACGGCTAGAACTCGGCCGCGACAGCCACGCCCACGTGGTGAGCGACCCAGAGCCCGAGGTGGCCACCGAGCCCGAAGCCACCCCAGAGCCCGCAAGCCCCGACAGCCACGACAGCGGCACCGTGGGTACTGCGGAATTTCCGCAGTACCTGGCGACACCCAGCGACACCGCCCCGGACACGCCACAGCGGGCAAACTACGTCATCCACCTCCCCGGCACCTGCCACTGCTGCCACATGCCACCAGACCCAGCCCTGGACAGGTGCGGGCACTGCGGCTGGCCCGTTGGCAGGATCTACCCCTGAACCTCAGCACCCTTGAAAGCAGCCCGGTGCCCCTGTGAGCGGGCAGAACTGCGAGCCGTGACACAAGATGACAGCGCTAGGCGGGTCAGCTTCAGAGGTTAGAGAGCCGCGCCGTACGCATCTCGCACGCAGGTACGAGGACCGCACTTGCCTGAGCTGCTCTGGACGGTGGGGTGCCGGTGTGCCAGGGTCCTCCCGCGCTTGCAGTTGCTAGCACCAGGGGAGCGCTCGTTGGCCGTAAACTACTATTATGTCAAGCTGGCCACGGGATAACCGCAGGTCAGAGGCGGTTCAGCGTCAGTCACGATAAGTGATTGGTGCTTGCCAGAGTTAGCGCAGGTCAGAGGTACTGTTCAGGGATTGCTAACTATGCCTAGCGCTTGCGCAGTGTGACCGGGTGACCTGGCCGGCCTGGCACTCCCCTCCCCCGGCAGGCCCCCAGGTGATCGCTGAGACGGGGAATCCCCGCGCCGGTATGCGACCTCCCGCCTTCAACAGCGATGGCACTGTCCACGTGTGGGCCGCCTCGCGCGCGGGCATGTGGGGCTCGTTGCATAGACGGGGCTGATGGGCGGGCACTAACCTATAGATGCCGGTGATGCCCGGGCTGGGCGAGTCGGCGGCCGGGAGCGACCTGTTCGGCGTTCACCGTTGTAGGGCGCTGGTGGTGCCAGCGGTTCGATAACCGAATAGTTCCTGTCCGCCCGCTAACCCGAAAGCCTGTGTGGCTCATACCACCTACTCGTTTCCCGTTACCTCGATTACCAAGTCGTCGCCGAAGACCCTGACGGTGTCGGGGCTGGCGACGAACGGGACCCTCGACCGCGATATGCAGCGGATTTCCGAACCTTGGGCCCGTGAAGCTTTGAAATCCTGGCTGGCCGAGGGTGGCACTCTCCGCCAGCAGCATGACGCCAGGAAGCCGATCGGCAAGGGCGTTTCGATCGGCCCTGATGGGCTCACCGTGACTTCGGTCGTCATCGCCAAAGGTGCTAGGCGTCTAACGCTCGCCTCCGTGCTCCGTTCGTACAGCGTGGGCATCAGCAATCCCAAGATCATTTCTGACCCGTCTGCGCCGGGCGGCCTCATCGTTGACGGGGTCATCACTGAATTGAGCCTGTGCGATACCCCGAGCAACCCGAGTTGCAAGATCACGATCGCCAAGGCCGCCGCTGATGGCCGGGCGGTGTTCGTCGGCGAGATCACCAAGGGCAAGAAGCGCGGCAAGCGGCTGGCCCTGAAGAACCACAAGAACATCTGCCTGGGCTGTGGCCGCGACCCGGGGGGCGATGGCCTTGATCGTGGTGAGCGATTTTGCCCTGACTGCGGCCGGCAGAACCCCCTGTGGTCGCCCCTGGCGGACGCCCAGCTCCCGATGAACCAGGACGCCGAGAAAGGCGCACACATGAGCAAGAGGCAGCGCAAGGCCCTGAAGGCCGCCCTGCGTGCGGAGAAGTCGCTGCAGTCGGCGATCTTGACCAAGGCGGCCGGTGCCCCCTGGCCGATCACCAGCGCTTACCAGGCGGAGACGCACATCCTGATGCAGTGGGCCAGGGACCCCGATCGCGCGTGGGCCAACGCCGCCGAAGAGGTTCTGCGGCAGCGGGTGGCGTGAGCCTGTGAGCGCCAGGGTGGACCGCAGGACGGCTGAGTACGTCGCCGCCGTGATGCACGCGCTGCCCCAGGTGAACAAAAGCGCGGCCACGGGCGAGATCCTCAAGGCTGCCTGTGGCCCGCTGATGGGCGCGATCGTCCAGTACGAGGACGACACCAAGAAGGCCACCAAGGCCGCGAAACGGCACGGCAAACAACTGAAGAAGCACAACAAGACCCTTGAGGCCATTGCCTACCCCCAGCATGCGCCCGCCCCCCGTGGCCTGGTGAATTACCGGCCGGCCGACTGGGAAACCCGGATGGTTCCCCGGCAGCAGCCAGCCCCCGCGAACGGCCAAAACCACACAGGAGAGTTCCTCCATGACCACCCACAGCAGTAAGGCGGCGCTCGGCCCGCAGCCCGCGGGCAGTCCCGTGATCACGTCAGGGCCGCTGGCCGGTGCCCTGGCCAGCCACGGGTCCGGGCAGATCGCCCAGGCCCATGTCGCTGGTGGCAGCCCGGTTCCGGGTGCGAGTGGCATCGACGCCCCGCAGCACTTGTCATACCAGCCACCCACCGAGCCCCAGCACGCGGTGACGCTGCCCCTGCAGGTCCCGGCCGATCACGCTGGCAACAGCCTCTACCGTGGCGTGGGCGGCGCACCGGCCGAGGTGAGGCTGCAGCAACTCAACGCCTCCGCCGCTGCCTCGTCGCTGCCCATGGACGCCAGGAGCGCCCCCCAGGGCGCCGCTGGGCTCGGCTCCCATGCCTGGCAGGCTGAGTTCTCGCCGGCCCGCCTGTCGCCGGATCATGAGCCGATGACCACCCCGGAGCGCGGCGGGGCCCCGGTGATCCATTACGACAGAGACGTGCCCGGCCAGCTCCAGCGGCCCGCCGGCGACGTGGGCGCACCGGGGAACCAGTACAGCACCCGGCCACCGGGTGAGCAGCCCTCGGCGGCAGGCGGATACCCACATGGCCGCTATGGCTACTGAGACGGCGCTCGCGGCCGTGGAGGCCGCCCCGCCCGAGGTGACCGCTGAGCAGCTCGCCGCCCGGCGCGTGGCCGCGTTCCACAAGCTCGTACAGGCCCGGCGCCTTCAGGACGAGGCGGACGAGGAGATGATCCTCTGCGACCTGGCCGACGCTGAGCCCGCGGCGCGGGCGGCGAAGGAGCAGGCCACAGCGGACAGGGAAGCCGCGGAGGAGGTGCCGAAGGCGGGGCAGGTGAAACTGGACGCGCTCAAGGCCCGGCTCACCACGCTGCAGGAGCGCGCCGCGGCGGCCAAATCGGTGACCGCGGTTGAGGACCTGGACGCCTACTTGAGCACCGACGTGAACGACTCCGTGAACGCCCGCCGCGACCGGCTCGCTCTCGAGGAGGAAGCGGCCGAGATCCGGCAGCGCATCGGCCTGCTGTCCAATCTGCTGAGCCCTCCGGTCGCCACACTGCGGGACGCGGAGATCGCCGAGAAAGTGGCCGAGGGCAGGTATCAGGCGATCATGGAGGCCGCCATTGACCCGCTCGGCCACCGGCGGGCGTGGGACACCGATGCGTTCAAGCAGCGCATGGCCAGGTTGTACGCGGAGGTTCTGGCGATTCCCGGGCACCCGGACTGGCTGCCTGCCGTGGCCGCGCTCAAGGACACGCTGCGCGCCTCCGGCGTCGGCGAGCAGGTCCAGCGGGAGGGCATCCAGGCATACGCCGCGGGTGACCCTGTGGCCCGGTCGGTGGGCGTGAACACCCGGCACCTCGCCGGCGGTGACACCGTGATCGCCCCGGCGGACGGCCCCGCGGTCGTCTACCACGGCGGGGCCACCCCGCAGCAGCTCGCGGCGGCCCCTGGGCTGCCCCAGACGGACACGTCCCCGGCTGGTGCGGTGATGGCCCGGGAATGGGCTGGCATCCGGCACAACACCGCCCCGGGGCTTCCCGGGCTGGCGCAGTAAGGGCCGTGTGGCGATAACCCCCGGCGAGGTCCCGGCGATGCTGGAGGCCATCAAGGCGCGGGTGGCCACCTCGGCGCCGGGGTGTGCCATGGCGATGGGCCGTGAGCACGAACGGCAGATGAAGAACGTGACGCTGCTGCAGTCCGGCAGCCACGGCCCCGCGACCCCGGCCGGCTACCCGCCGGCGGCGGCCCGGGGTGCCCCGCCCGCGCTGATGACAGGGGCTCTGCGGGCCTCGGTGACGTGTGTGAAGGGCCCCGGCGGCGGGGTGGTCGCCTCCGCCCTGGTGGGGCCGCACACGATCTACGCGCGCACCCAGGAGTACGGCGGTGTCCACGGCGGGGACATGTGGCTCTGGGTGCGGTACGTGGGCCCCGAGGTGGTGGCGCGCAACCGCTGGCGCAGGCAGCGGGTGGCCATCGGCCCGCACCCGTTCGTCAGGCCCTCCCGGGACGCGGTGATCGCCGACGGCTCGGCCGTCCAGGCCGCCAACGCCGCTTTCATGGCGCACGTGTGGGGCGGGTGAGTGTGTAGCCGGCATTGACCTGCCCGAGGTCGTCGAGCGCTGGATCGCCGACGTCAGCGGCTACATCTCGGCGATGGACGACGTGATCGCCAAGACCGCCGAGGTGGCCGGGGCGGTCGCCGCGGTCCAGGCCGACATCGACGCCCTCCACGGCAACGACATCGACATCGGGCTGAACCTCGCCGGGGCAGCGGCCGAGGTCGCAGCGCTGGACGCCGCCCTGTCCCACCTCGGGAGTACCGCGGCGCCGCATGTGCTGGCCGACACCGCGGCGGCGGCCGAGGCGGTGGCCGCCAGTTCCGGCGACGCCTCCAGCAACGTCGCCGACGCCGCGCAGGCGGCCAAGGCGGCCACGTTCACCTACTACGGCCTGTGGGGCATCCTGTCCCGCATCCAGCAGATCCACGTGCCGCTGTTCGGCGGGGCGCTGCAGGACATGCACGTGCCGGCGATCTTCGCCGCCGCGTCCGGCATGCACATGCTGTCCGACGCGGTGATCGAGTTCGCCGGGGTGGTCATCCCCGCCAGCATCGCGTTCGGCGCTTTCGCGCTGGCCGCCTACCCCGCGGTGATGGCCATCAAGGACCAGATGACCAACCTGAACACCGTGGCCACCGCCACCGGCCGCACCCTCTACCCGCTCGGCGGGTCGTTCGCCCAGGTCGCCGCCCAGGTCCAGCCGCAGGTCTACCAGTTGTTCGGCGACGCCCTGGAGATCGCCGGGCACAACACCGGGACGTTCTCCACCCTCGCCACCGGCGCCGGGCAGGCCCTCGACCAGTTGGGCGCCCGGTTCGTGGTGGCCATCACCCAGGGGTCGGGGATGGGCAGCGCCATGTCCCACGCCGCGAGCGACCTGCTGGGCCTGGGCAACGTGGTGGGCAACATCGGCGGCATCTTCGGCAATTTCATGAAAGTTGTCCCCGGGTACGCCGAGGATCTTTTGCGCTTGGGCGGGGCGGCCACTCATGTGGCGGAGAGTTTCACCGGATGGGGCCCTGTCCAGGCGGGGCTTAAGGGATTCCTTGCCATTCACGGCGCGCTTCTGTATGCCGGTTTGGCCGTGACCGGGCTGGCCAAGGTGATTCCCCCGCTGTTGTCCGGGGTGGCGAACCTGGGCCTGAAGGCCGCCGTCGCCGCCGATGGCAGCACGGCCCTGGGCGGCGCCCTGGCCAAGGCGTCCGGGCCGATGCTCGGCTTCGCCGCCGGCGCCGAGGAGGCCGCCACCCTGCCGTGGGGGTGGATCCTGACCGCGGCGGCCGGGGTGGGCGTGCTGGCGTACGCGATGCTGTCGGCGCAGTCCGCCACCCAGCAGTGGCTGGGCAGCCTGCAGAAGACCATGATGGCGGCCAGCGCCGTCCAGGGCATGAACGACCTGCTGAACGCTCAGACGCAGGTGGCCGCGCGGCTGGCCGGCGCGCAGCACACCCTCGGCGACGCGGTGCACTACGCCAACAACCCGATCGTCCAGCAGCAGGCCGACATGGGCAAGGGCAACCAGGCCATGATCAGCGCCTACCAGTCCTACCGGCAGTTGAGCGAGGGGCAGCAGATCCTCGCCGACCAGGCGCAGCTCTACAACTACCGGCTCAGCGCCCTCGCGCGCACCTACGGCGGCGTCGCCAACGCCACCGGGCTGCTGACCGCGGCCGGGGTGCCGATGTCGCAGATGCTCACCAAGTCCAGCCAGGCCCTCGCCGAGATCAAGGCCGAGGTGCTGGCCACCGCTGACGCCTACCGGGCCATGGGGCAGACCGGGGGGACCCTCGGCGCGGACATGCGGGTGCTCAATTTCCTGAGCAGCGACCAGTACACGGCGATGAGCAGGCTGAACCAGGCGTGGAGCCAGTACCTCGGCCTGTCCACGTCCACCGTCACCGGCATTGACGGCGTGATCACCGGAATGCGGCAACTGGACCAGGAGATGAAAAACTCCAACGCTTCCTTTACCGGGGTCAACACCGCCAGCATCAATTTGCAGAACAGTTTCGAGCAGAATTTCTCCACCCTGCAGAATGTCATCGGCGGAATGCGGATGGCCCACGACTCCACCAGCCAGCTCGCCTCCGTCATGTCCACCGCGCTGCTGCCCTCGGTGAAGGACGGCGCCCTGGCGAACATCGCCCTGCGCACGCAGATCTTCTCGATGGCCCAGGAGGCCGGGTACGCGGGCCCGGACAAGATCGCACCGCTCAAGGCGTTCATCGACGGTGCGGCCACGTCGCTGTCCCGCATGGCCCAGGAGGCCCGCAACGCCGCAGCGGCGGAGAACGCACTCCACAGCAAGGACATCACGATCACCACCTACTTCCGGGAGCTGTACTCGGTGTCCGGCACCGGCCGCAGCGCACAGTCGCTGCTGAACCCCGGCTACCAGTGGGGCACGGATTTCGCCACGATGGGGATGCACCTGGTGGGCGAACGGGGACCGGAGCTGGTCTACTTCCACGGCGGCGAGGGGGTGCTCCCGGCCTCCGAGACCCGGCAGTTCCTGGCTGGCGGTGCTGGCGGGGGCCATGCGCGCAGCGCGGCCGTGGCCGGGCCGGCCACGGCCCTGGGTGAGGCGGTCATCCACGTCCACGTCCACCAGGACGGGCAGCAGGTGTGGCAGGCCCAGCAGAGGCAGACCCTCATTTACAACCGCAGAAACGGCAACCAGTTCGCCGGCGCCGTGGCCCCCCCGACCCCGTGATGCCCGGCTAACTGGTGCCGTGGCGGGCCTTGTACTCCTTGCTCGCTGGCACGTGCTCGGCCCGGAACTCGGCCTGCTCGTCAGCGGTCTGTGGCGCCTCTGACGCCTCCACCAGCTTGCGGGTGCGGGCGTTGTACCCCGCGTTCGTGGCCGCCTTCGCGGCGGTGTAGGCGCCGGACAGGCCGCCGGTGAGCATGAAGGCCAGCGTGTGACCGGTCTTGTTCAGCCGCTTGTCCTTGCGGGTGATGACGACCGGGGCGCCCCTCTTTTTTCTCCCCATGGCCTCTTCCTAGTGGGTGACGTACCTGGCGTCCAGTGTCTCGCCGAGTTCGGTGAAGCGGTCGGACCACGCCGAGTTCACCAGATGCACCGGGCAGGCCTCAGGGTCACGCGGGCCACGCCACGCGCGCTCCGCGGCGTCACAGTCCTCGCAGCCCATTTCCTCGGCGATGAAGTACAGGCTGGCCTCGCGGAGCGCGTGGAACACGGTGGCCAGCTGGTTGGGGGTGAGGATGATCATGGCCATGGCTAGGCCGCCTCAAGCGCTGGCTTAACGATCTCTGCGGCCTCGGGCCTGCTGATGCCGAACCTTTGCACCAGGGCGTTGGCCGTGAAGGGGTTGCCGCCGTCCACTGACCGGGCGTAGGCAACTCTCGCCGCAGACAAACGATCATGAAACAGGGCTTGCTCATCAGTGACGGCCCGATCGGCGGTCGCAGCCTCGCTACCTGCGCGGATGATCAGCATGAGAAGTTCGTAGGAGCCGACGAGAGCCAGCGCCGGCCATGCTGCGACAGCGGCGCCGAGGGGCCCGTCTCCGAGGCCCGCCCACACGTTGGCGAACAGTGTTGCGGCGATGCCGGCACCTAGCAGCCAGCGCGCCAGCGGGGGCGCCGTGACCCGCCTGCGGGCGGCGTCCAGTAGCACCATCGACGCGCAGTAGATGAGCCCGTCAACGGTCGCCGGGTAGGCGTAGGCGATCTGCCCGTGCTCGCCGGCGGAGCGGACCACGGCAAGGGCGTGCTCATAGGACACCCAGCCGGCGACAGCGGCGACGATGACGACAGCGCCGATGGAGGACCAGCGAATCCAGCGGGTAGCGAACACGGTCACGCCTCCGGGTCCATGTGCAAGGCTGGCCAGTCACTTTCGGGCCTGAGCGCGGGCCTGGTGGCCGTGCGGCGCGCTAGCTGGCGTTCCAGGTCGGCCACCCGGCGTTCCAGGGCGGCGATCCGCTGCCAGGTGATGCCCTTCCTGGCCGGGGCCGGTCTCGTCACAGGGCGTCCCCCATCCCGGCCAGTTCGGGGAACAGCCGGTAGGGCAGTTCCAGATCAAAGCCCAGGCGTATGTGGCCCTGGGTGAGGCCCAGCCAGTAGGCCCGGTCGGCCAGGTCCACGATGACCTCTAGGACCTGTTCGTCTAGCAGGTCGTAGTTCATCCCGGCGCCGTTGTCCGCGGCGATCTTGAGTATGGCCTCCTTGCAGGTCATGAGGGCCGCGTCGGTGTCGTCGCTGACGCCGGTGTCCAGACCTCGCCAGACCTCGAACCAGACGGCCCGCGGGTCGGTGTGGCGTGAGTGCGCGCGGCGGGCCAGAGCGACGGCTCTGGCGCACAGGTCGGCGTCGCTGAATGTGCGTGCTGGCATGAAGATGACCTTCCAACAGGGTGCCTAAAACGCGCCGTACGGCCCTCCATCGGGCCATCCGTATGCATCGATTATTAGCGTTACGTTGCGAACGATGCAAGACCGGCTCACACAGAGCGTTGCGGATCGCATCAAACGTTGCAGGACGGGTAGAGTTCCATGACCATGAGCCGCTACGTCACGACCGGGGATGCCGCCCGCGCGCTTGGCATCAGCTCGGCCACGCTGACCCGGTGGGCCGCTGCCGGAATCGTGACGCCCGCCGAGCGCACCGCTGGCGGCCACTTCCGGTGGGACATGACCTCACTACGGGCACAACTGCGGCGCCGCAACCTCGGCGACATCGACGTGACCGCCGAGGACATCGCCCGGGTGGTCCACGCTGCGAACCGGGAACTGCAGATCGTCCAAGGTGACCCGGTGCCATCACCGCCATGGGACGAGGCGCCGGACTACCAGGTGAAGCAAGCCACGGCCGGGGTACAGGAAGTCATCCGGGCGCCGGACCTCACCGCTGAACGGTCCCACGAACTGTGGGTTGACCGGATGCGGGCCGACGGGTGGACCTACGGCGAAGTGAAGGACCCCAGCCGGAAGACACACCCGACCATGCTCCCGTTCGGTGAACTGCCCGCAGAGCAGCAGCTAAAGGACCGCCTGTTCATCGCTATCGTCCGGGCACTGGCCCCCGCGGCGGCCTAACCGGGCCGCTACCCTCACCTGACAGCCCCTCACGAGCACCCCTCCCCCGACGGGAGAGGGGTGCTCTCTTCTGGCTCTCAACGCCCGGGTATAGGCCGAGGCGTAGAGGGGTACAGGCGCGCTACCCGTGCAGGCGCGCGATGGTAACCCCTCCCCTCCCCTGCTGCCAGCCCCTCTCGGAAGGGGCCAAGAGTGGGCCCTATGCGCGCGGGCGCGCGACGCGCGGGGGCGCGGGCGAGGCAGGGCAGGGGAGGGGTTAGCGATCTTGCAATCCGGGACAGTAGCGAGCCCCCGCGCCACACGGGCACGGGGGCTCTGGGCGGTGAGGTCAGCGGACGGCGCGCAGCCCGGATGCCTCGATACGGCGCTTGCGGCGCTGCGCCCTGATGCTCACGGGGTCACCGTAGGAGGCCGTGGGCTCATCGGTGGCCGGTGTGG